AAGCCGAGGGCCCGGAAACGCGCGGTCGTCGCGATGGCGGCGGACTGATGACGCTGCGCACCATCGTCGACGACACCGGGCCGGGCGGGATAGTGCGCACCATCGCGCAGAAGTTCTGCCGCGGCTGCTCGCGGTGGAAGGCGACCCGGCACTTCCACAAGGACCGCAGCCAGCCGGACGGTTTCTACAATCGCTGTAAGGCGTGCAGGCGACCCATCCAGGCCGCCGCCGGTGCCCGCCGTCGCGAGGCGAACCGCGAGTACAACGCCGCCTATCGGGCAGAGCACCGTGACCTCATCGCCGCGAAGGCGCGGGCCAGGCACCGCGCCGACCCGACCATCGCCAGGGACAAGGCGCGGCAGTATCGGGCCAAGCATCGCGCGGCGCTCAACGCGAAGAAGCGGGCGGCGTATGCGGCCAATGCTGATGCGGAACGAGCGCTCGCGCGGCTGCGGCGGGCGAAGCAGGCGGCACAGAGGTGAACGATGGGGCAGAACTACCGCACGACCGTTTTCTGCGCCGGGTGCCGCGCTTCCATGCAGGTTGAGGCTCGACAGCGCGGGCAGTTGACCGCCTTCGGGCTGACGGAACTCAAACGGGCGGGCTGGCGCTTCGTGGCGACCGAGGGACTGCAATGCCGCGCGTGCCGGGATAGGGAGGAAGTCGAACAGCAGATGCGCGATACCGTCGATGAGTGGGGCGAAGAAGCGACCCGCTGCCAGCAATGCGGCACACCGATTTACCCGACGAAGACGCTGTGCGCCGCGTGCGAATACCCCGACATTGAGGAGTGAGGCGATGACGAGGACGAGGATTTGCGCGTGGTGCGAGGCGACGGTGGGGGCGAAGGAGTTCTGCCCGTCCTGCACGGAGGCGCTGGGGCACCTACCCGACCCGGCGACGATGAGCGTGGCCGAGCGGCAAGCGGAGTTCGACCGGTACGACGGTCCCCTGACCGTGCCCTTCAACCTGCTGCACCGCCGCGTCGAGGCGCTGGTCGGACGTCCGGTCCTGACGCACGAGTTCGCGTCCACGGTATGGGGACAACTGCGCGACGAAATCGTCACCGGTGAGCATCCCGGCCCCGCCGGCATCACGGCGAAGGCGCTGGAGGTCAACCCGAACCTGGCGGTGGTCGGCGTGGTCATCGACGACGAAGGGCGGTGAGCCAAATGGAGTTGATCCACGCGCGCCAGGCGGCGGCCGACGTGGCCGCGCTCCTGGCCCCGGCCTGCCGGAAAGTAGAGATAGCCGGAGGGATCCGACGCGGCAAAGCTGAGCCCAAAGACATCGAGATTGTCTGCGTGGCGAAGCCGCTGTCCGCGCGCCCCGTTTTCGGCGAGGCCACGAGCGCCCTCCCGCCGCTGGAGGCGCTGGTTGTCGAGTTGGTGCGCACCCGGCAGCTGGAGTTCGACCCGCACCTCAAGCGTGCAGGGCCCAAGTACAAGCGGCTGCGCGTGCTGGCGCAGGGCCAGTGGCTGCCGATCGACCTCTTCATCGTGGACATCGACAGCTTCGGCTATCAGCTGGCTATCCGCACCGGCGACGCCACATTCTCCCACCAGCTCGTCACCAAGCAGAGCGAGGGCGGGCTGATGCCCAAGGGCTATTTCCACCACGGCGGCTGCTTGAAGCACCTGGAGCGCGGCGTCATCCCGGTGCCGACCGAGGCGGACTACTTCAGGGAGTTGGGGCTGCCGCCGGTGCCGCCCGCCGAGCGCAACGCCGACACCGCGCTCCGGCTGCGGCAGGAGCTGGTGAGGGCATGAGCGAGAAGCTAGCGCAACCCGGCGATCCTTATTGGATCGTGATGGGCGACTCCCCGCCCGTGCTCGTGGAGAGTGGGGTGATCGGGCCGAATGGTGAGCGGCTGCGCGATCCCCAACCGTACTGGCGGAAGCCGAAGCGGGACTGGTCGCTGGCCGGGTGGTTCCGCGCACTGTGGGCACGGCGATGAGCGAAGCCGCGCTGCAAGAGGCGGTGATTGCGTGCGCCACGCTCCTGGGGTGGGAGCACTTCCACGCTTACGACATGCGGCGCAGTGATACTGGTTGGCCTGACCTTCTGCTTTTGAAACCGCCCCGCATGCTTGTGCTCGAATTGAAGACCGAGCGGGGGAAGGTGTCGCCGGAGCAAGAGGGTTGGTTGGCGCTGTGGGCGGCGTGCGGCGCTATGACAGCCGTGATTCGCCCGAGCGACTGGCACGCAGGTCGTGTCGAGGCACTGCTAAGGTGACGCACTTCCCCTATCGCCACGGCCAGCGGGTCCGCATCACCACAATCTCAACGTGGAACGGGACCCCGGCGCTCCCCGCCCTGGCGCGCCTCGTCGGCCGCGTCGGCACCATCGTCGCCAAGCCGGGCAAGGCGACCTCGAAGGTCTACGGCGAGGCGACGTTCACGGTGGATGTGGAGGGCTTCGGCGAGGTACGGCTGAAGCTGGAGGAGATCGAGCCGGTGCGAAAGGCGTGAGGGAGGGGCGCGTGAGCAAACGGGTCTACTGCCGAGAATGCGAGCGCTCCGTCGTGCATGTGGACGAGTGGGGGGAATGCCGGAAGTGCACCGTCGCCAGGGGCGACGACGGCTCGTACACGCTGGAGGGCGCGAACGACGATGTGCCTTTCCCTGCCGTGCGGGAGCGGTTGCACAAGGAACTGCGGAAGCTGCGGCGAGCGGCTAAGGGTACGGGGGCGTGAGGTGCCAAACCACACCTACCGGCGGCACGTCCCGCCCGCGCTCTTCGACCGGGTGGACGACGCCTTCAACGCGATGTGGGAGGTCTGGGAGGCCGCGTGCATAGCCGACGACGGCCGCCTGCCGCGTGAGCTGGTCGATGAGCTGATGCAGGGGATGAGTTCTCTGCAGGCGATCGCCGACGAGTTGTGCTGGCGCGGGGTGCGTCCGGCTACCCCCGAATGGTGAAATAGCGGCATAGAGTTACAATACCGCCCTGAGATATTCAGCGCAGTCGAACTGCTAGCATTGCGAGTCATGATGGCGAAGCAGCAGTCCTCAGGCACCGAGGAATCCCAAGAGAGTCGGATTCTCAGGGAGCTTCAAGCGAGTGGTTTCCCCCACGAAATCACGACCGGAAAACGTCTTGAGCGGCTAGGATGGAAAGTTTCATATAACCCGATCTATTTCGAGCAGACGAATCGAGAGTACGACCTGCACGCCAATCGCTTCTGGAGCGTCAGGGCTGGACAGTTTGCGTACTATACGAACATGCACTTTTTTGTTGAGTGTAAGAAGAGCGACAAACCCTGGGTCTTTTTCCTGACCGAGATCCCGACATTGGCATCTGGGTACCAACTTGTCAAGGCAGTTGCGCCAGAGTATCCGGCTGCTCCGCCGGCGAATACCCAGTTGGATCTCGCGAATTTGGGCACCTATCTGTCCAGCCCTGCGGTAGCAATTCCAGCTGCTATCCACGGAGGGCACCACTATCACGCCACAGGCTATTGGGCGCGGACATATCACGAGCCATTCAAGGGCAAACAAGAGAAGGGGCCACAGATTTACTCGGCGGTGATGTCGATCACCCAAGCAGCCCGGCATTATTATGCCGCCGCGATTCGGGCCCAGCAGCGGCAGCAAGCAACCCTGAATCTCTATTATCCCCTGATCGTCTTCGCTGGCGAGCTTTATCAGGCAATTGTTGACGACCAGTCAGAGATTCAACTTGAGTCCACGCGGCATGTGCGATTACTCCACGCAAGCATCAACCCATCTGAGGTGAATGCTCAGCCGTGGTATCAGGTGGAATATTGGATGGTCGACGTGATACACGAGTCGTATCTCGATGAGTTTACGAGCATGGTGGTGGCGGAAGGCGAGAGCATCTCTGCTCAGACGCACCAGATGCTTGCTGACGGAAAGATTATCGGCTATGACATGTCAGCTTCGGATAAGCTGAGCGAACTTCTCAAGGGCTTTACGTACCCCTCACAGGAGTGAGAAACGGGCTCACTCCACCGGGAAGCCCTTCTCGTCCACCCGCGTCGCCACCCGCACGCTCGACATCTGCCAGCGCGGCAGCAGGTGCGGCTTGTCCGCCTGCCACAGCCCCTCGCCGCCGTCGCCCAGCTTCATCGCCAGCTCGGCCCGGACGAAGGAGATCGCCTCGTCCGGGCTGTCGGCCTCTACCGGCGACGCCGACGACCTCTGGCTGGCGGCGGGGCTACTGCCGCCCGACCGCTGCACCGACGAGCTGCGCGCGGCGCTGGTGCTGGTCAGGACGGCGAGCGCCGCGGAGATCGCGGCGGCGGGGGCGCTGATACGAGAGGCGCGGCTGCTGGCGTTCCTGCGGCGGCAGGGCGCGGCGGACCAGGAGGCGGCGCAACTGCTGACGCTGCTCCGGGATGCCGACGCGCAGGGGCGGGCGGGCTGAGGCGCGCGTGACGGCCGGTCCGCGGCCGACCTGCCCAGCGTGGTGGACCCCGCACCCGGCGCGCTCACAGCACGCCGAGCACGCGCAGCAACACGACGATGACGAGAATCACGACAAGCGCGCCGACCACGCTGGGGATGGTCTTGTCGCTCATGACTGCATCCTTACAGCACGTCCTCAGGAAAACCGTGGGAACTGACGGCGAGCGCCAACCCCAAAGAGAAGAGCCACGACTGCCCGAACCATTCCGGCCGCGAGGGCACGAACGGGACCAGCAGGCTCAGGAACATGAGAAAGCACCCCAGGAAGAAGACGAACTCGCGCAGCATGGTCAGCCCCCTTGCGGCTGATAGCCGCTGTTTTTGAGGTTGAGCACCGCCTGGTCGATGGCCTGGATGAGGAACTGTTGCACGGCCTGATTGCCCAGGAGAATGGTGAAGGTGTCCTGGAGGCGGGTGCCCGACTGCGCGTAGTCCGGCAGGCCGTAGTGGTCGGCCGCCGGCGGCCCGAGTAAGACTTGTTCCGCGCTGAGATAGGCGATGCGCTGCATCTGTTCCTCGGTCACGTCGCCACCGTCCTTCCCTGGCGGTCCCGCCTCACCAGCGGCACCACGCGGCCCCTGCGGACCCCTGTCCCCCTGGTCGCCCTTATCGCCCTGCGGCCCCGCCGGGCCGAGCACGGCCGACTCGCTCGCGCCCACGCGGGGGCCGCACATGATGGCGGTGTAGGCGCAGCGCACCGGACGGTCGGGGTTGTCCTGCTCCGTGCCGGGCTTGTACCCCAGGAAGCAGGTGTACTCGATGACCAGCTCGCCACCGATGACGCCCAGCTTACCGACCTGTAGCTGCGGGAGGTCAAACTCCTCGTACTGCCCCTGCGGGCCGCGCACGTAGGCCTTGTTGGGGTTGTAGCGGTACGCCATGCGCCACACGCCGGAGGCGGTGTCGATGCGGTCGTAGTTGTTCCCGCCCACCCCCTCGAAGGTAAACAGGTTTTCGATAAGCCTTGGTTGTGCCATGTTTACCCCCAGAGCGCGGGCCATGCGCGCAGATATGGGCTCGCTGTCGTCGGTGCTGGCACGGTTCCCAGCGCCTCGTATGCCGCCTTGGTCGCGGCCAGTTGGCCCGCCCACAATCCGTCCTTGCGGATAATCAGGGGGCAGTTCTTGCCCGACCAGTGGTTGTGCTGCACGACCTTCGCCAGCGGGATGCCGTGCTGGTGCATGAGTTGTGCGGTGAGGATGGCGAGGTTGCGCCGGGTCCGTCCCCAGTCGCTCCCCTGGTTGACGCACGTTTCTATCGCGACAGACGAGCGATTCCCCGGACCCTGCGCCCCGTCGCCCGCGTGCCACGCCACCTCGTCGTCGGGCACCAGATGGATCGCCTCGTGGTCGTCCACCACCCAGTGGAACGAGACTTCCTCGCTGCCGCCACCGTTGGCGACGAAGCGGCGGTGCATCTCCGCGTCGGCACCCGCCGCGTAGTTGCTCGTCTCGTGTACCGTGATGTAGGCCGGGACCATCGCATACCCCGGTCGGTTGTCGTTGGACGCGGGGATGATGGCTTCCCTTACCGTGAGGTCAAGGCTCAATTATGCCCTCCCCATGCTATAATTAGCACAACGAAGCCGGGGCGCTGCTTCAACAGCCCCCGGCATGGCACAATGGATCTGAGGTCCATCATGCATCCCCATGCTACCACCCCCACGCTTTGCGCCTGCGGCTGTGGAGGAATCCTCGTCCCGAAACCTTGGCACAAGCAGAACGGGACACGCTTCATCAGCGGCCACAACAAGAACAAGCACGCCCGACAACTGCCGGAATCGCTGCCATGCTCGTACTGCTCCACGCCCTTTCGGCCCCGTGCTAGCCGCAATCGGTATTGTTCGCGCTCCTGTGCGGGTAAGGCGCGTCCCGCCCCGCGCGTGAGCGAGAAGGCACGCGCTCGTCTGCGGCAGGGGCGCACGGTGCCCTGCCACCAGTGCGGCACCTTCCATTGGCGCACCCCCGCACATCTGGCCGGGGCGGAGCGACATTTTTGCGCGTGGCGTTGTTACGTGGCATGGATGAAGACCAGTCCCGAATATGCGACGGTGCGGCTGCGGCGCAGCCAGACCATGGTCGAGCGCGGGCACAACCGAGCCGCAACGAACGCGAACTGGCGCGGTGGGGGTTTTGACTGCCGCAACCGTCCCGCCACGCATCATTTGTGGTCGCGCCTTGTGCGCCAGCGCGACGGCTATACCTGCCAGCAATGTGGCACGACGACGGGGCGACTGTGCGCGCACCACATCAAGTCCTGGCGACACCACCCCGCATCCCGCTACGACCTCGACAATGGCATCACCTTGTGTCCGCGCTGTCACGGGCTGGCTGAACAGGTGACACGCGACTAGCCGGGAGCGGTGGCTGCGGTCAATGTCCGGTTCGGCTACCATCAGGACGCTCCCTGCTATACTCACGGCCAATCCACAGGCGTGGAGGTGGGCCGCATAGCGGTTGCCAGCACCCCCGTCAGGCCCGATTTCGGCCGGGTGAGGCGGGGGTCTTGGTGCCTCCTCAGGCCCACAAACCGCGCCAGAAATTCTCGAACGGGCTGGCCACCGGGGCCGCCGCCTGCGGTTCGACCCACCGCGCTATATCTTCAAGCACTGCTGCGATGTAACGCTCGGTGTTGTTGCCATCGGTTGACGGTGCCCAGATGGGCGTGATTTCCCGCACCGTCAAGGCGTTGGCGTAGGGCCGGTGGTCGCAGACGCGCGCCACCGTGGAGACCCCGCCATCAACCCAGTTGGCGTACTGGCTGAACTCGCCCGACCGCCCCGCCACCGTGCCGATGTCCGGCACCCCGAACGACGGGCGGCGGGTGTTGCCCCAACTGCACGTCTGCGTGGCCGTACCGGCGCGCCCGAAGCCGCTTTCGTGGCGAAAGACCGCGAGGAGCCACGCGGGCGAGACTTGCCGCGCCAGGCAGAAGGAGTAGACCGCCCGCGACCGCGCGGCGGCGGGGCTGTTCGCGTCGAGCAACACCCGCACGAAGGCCTCTTCGGTCATGTCCGGTGTCGCCTGCTGCTTGACCTGGTAGTCGTCCATCAGTCGTCCCCCAGGCGCGTCCAGTACGCCGTTTGCCTTTCCCATAACCACCTGGCCCGCCGCTCCCCGACCAGCCACAACCCCCAGATGACGAGGCGTGTGCCTAAAGCGTCCCGCAACTGCGCCATCACAGGCCGTCCTCGATGCCGTTCGGTATCCCGCCCCGTGGCGCCGGCAGCGGCGGCGGGTCGCCACCCGGCGGGTCGCTGTCCGGCGGCCGCTCGGGCACCCACGCCATGACCAGCGACTCGAACCAGCGGACGAGGCCGATGGCGACCGGGATGAGCGGGACCAGGCCGGGATGTGACCAATCGAGGATGAGGCCGACCGCCGCCGCCGCCGCCGTGGGGATGACGTAGAGGCAGAGCGCGCGCACGAGCCCCTGCAGTTTGGGGTCGCCCTTGGCCCCGGTCCAGAGGTTGACCAGGCCGGGGGACGAGGGGAACAAGGCGATGGCGAGGACGACCGCAATCGCCCCGAGTCCCACCGCCGTGACCCACACAAGCGGACTCGTCCAGTCCATTGGTCTCCCTTGCGCGTTGTCGCGCCTACTCCCGTACCCAGCCCGCCAGCGGCCGCACCACACCCGCGCCGTCGAGCCCGCCTTCCTTGAACAGCAAGGCGGCGACGAGCGCCCGCACTTGCCCCGCCGTCAGCGCGGTGACTGGCACCCCGACCGCCGATTGCGCCGCCGCCAGCACCGCCGCCCGCGCCGCCTTGCGTTCCGCCTCCGCCGCCGTCTCCGGGCGCTGCTGCGCGACGAACTCCGCGCCGTCCCAGACGACTTCCTCGCCCGCCGCCAGCCCCGCCAGCGTGGCCCGCACCGCCGCGATGTCGTCCGCGCCCACGACGATCGACGTGCCCCCGGCCGGCGGCACTAACACCGCCTCGTCGGCCTCCGACCACGATTGCACCCGCCCTGCCTCGTCCACGATGATCCGCATCCCGCTCCCCTACTTGATCGCATGGACGACAACATAACACGTTGTCGACTCCCAGTTCTTGACGTAGATATTGGTCGCATCCACGGAGACGATCTGCAGCTCCGGCCGTAGCCCCGCGACCTGAGCGGTCTGCTGCAACAGCGGATTAAGCTTCGCCGCGCCGCTGGCGTACGACCAGCTGCCGCCCATGAAGCGCGGAATCGACCCCAGCCCGTGCGCGATCCCCGCCGTGCTAGCGGACACGATCCCGATCTCGGGGCTGGTGAAGAAGCCCGCGCCAGACAACACCCCGGTCGAGCCAATCGACAGCCCGACCACCGCGCCGAAAAGCGCGTTGATACTTGCCGGCCCGATGGCGAGCTCGACGGGGCGCACCGCGCCGTGGTCGATGTCCATCAGGATGCGCCAGCTCGACCCGCCCCAGTCCACGCCCGTAATGTCGCGTCGTAGCCGGAAGCGCAGCGTGTTATAGTTCAGGCCCGCCTGCGCCCCCGGCGACAGGCGCAGTAGCTCCGCTTCGTCGCCGGCGAGCGGGAGCGCGGTGGCATTCGCGAGTTCGAGGCCCGGCGTCAGGGCGCTGCCGGGAATCTTGTCGGTCCCGGTGCCGTCGATGACCGCTTTGAGGTATGCGGGGTTGTCGCGCACGTAGGTGTTGCCATACGCGGCGGTGATGATCTGGCCGGTGGCGACGGTGGCGGGAATGCTCCAAGGCACGTCAGACCCCCCTCTCCGCGTTCTCGCGTCGCAGGTCGGCGAGCGATTCTCCCGGCGTCCAGTTGCGGTTCAGCGGCAGCGGCCGGGCCAGCAGCGCCGCCGCGATGGCGGCGTAGTCGTCGGGCAGCGCCACGCGCCGCCACTTGCCGCCGACCGCGCCGTTGAAGCACGAGGCGCAGAGGATGAGGTGCGGCCCCTCGTGCCAAACGAACTCCGCGCCGCCACAGTCGGGGCAGTCGGCCAGCAAGCGCCCGTGGTTGACCACGGCCGGCAGCGGCGGCGCGTCGGCCACCGCGGCGAGCGGGGGCGCGACGAAGCCGAACCGCTCGGCGGCGCTCACGAAGGCGGGGTGGTTGCGCCACACCGTCGCCAGATCCGCCCCGAAGTTTGCTTGCCCGTCCACGATGCGCATCGCCCCTCCGGCTAAAAGGCCCATGCTGCGCTGCCCCACACGGAGACGCCCCAGGTGGCATAGGTGCCCACGACCGTCGCCTTCTCGCAGCCGAAGCGCGTCACATGCCGCCGCCCGCCCCAATCGATGCGGTGCTCGATGCGCTCGATCATCATGTCGGCGTCGAGGCCGGTCTGCGCCTCCACCACGCGAATGCGGTCGCTGATCTCCCGCCCCAGGCAGTGCGCGAGGTGCGTGTCGTCCACCCCCGCGACCGTGATCGTCGCGCTGGCACGCGGCTCCCGGTAGGCGAGCGCGATGGCGTTCGCGAGGTCTTGCGCCGTGTTCACGTCGATGTCCGGCCAGACCGGCAGGGTGTAGGGCCTGACGCCGTACTTGGCGAGCGATGCCGACACGTCCACCGTGCTGGTCACCCGGCTTTCGACCTTCGTCGTCGGCCAGGCGCGCAGCTGCAGCCCGGACAGTTGCGCGCCCACCGCGCCTGCGGTGAGGAAAATGCCGACGCTCTGGCCGCTCGTGGTCTGCAGGGTGATGCTCGCGATACTTCCGACCAGCACGGTATAATCCACGCCCGCTTCGGGCGTCGTGGCGAAAAAGAACGGCTCCGACGCCTGGGCATGAATCCTCACGGTTGTCGCGGGCGGGAGGTTGAACGGCTGATCGTAGTGCCAGACCACCGCGGGCGGCAGGACCGTCCGCGTGTACACGGGGATGCTGACGGTGTTGATCACGTCCTTGAGTTGCGCGCCGAACGCGAACGGCGTGGTATGGTGGGGTGCCGCGCCGCTGTCGCGGAACGTCGCTTGCGCGGTCGTCGCCCTGGCGGTCAGCAGGCGATGGTGACGGTTCTCGAAGACGAAGTGCCCATCGCCGCGCTCGTAGGCCGCCGCGCCCGGTCCCTCGGTGGTGACGAGTCGCGCGATCGCGTCGAAGGCGTCCTCGTCCTCCAGCCACCACCACTGGAGCGTTGTCAGGCCGGGTTGCAGGCTGCGCTCGCCCGCGGGCCAGCCCACCGCATCGAGGATGTGGCCGATCGCCACGCCGGTGGTGATGCCGGAAGCGAGCGAGGTAGTCACGCGCTGCCCCGCCAGGCGCGAGAGCGTGCCGAGGAGCGGGATGCTGACCTGTTTCTCCTCGGGGCGCTGCTCGATGTCGTCCACGATGCCCGCCCAGAGGGCGTAGGTCGTGCTGCTGTGCGTGGCGCGGGCGCGGGCGCGGCGTCCGGGCAGGAGGTTCCCCGCCAGCGGGCTGCTCGCGTACTCGGTCGAGTAGTCCTTGCTGCGGTTGTCGATGCTGCCCAGGTCGGCGCGGCCGGCGGCCGGCTGGCCGAGCGCGAGCACCTGGTCGCGCCCGCGCTCGCAGGTGAAGCCCTGCTCGTCCAGCACGCGGGCGGTGATGTCGTGCCCGGCCTCGCCCCACACGCCGTCGTTATCCCAGTCGATTTCCCAGCTATAGACAGGAAATGCCACGCTAGAGCCTCCCCCGCCGCTGCGCGCTCGTCACCGCGCCCACGACCACATCCTCAAGTTGGTTCACCCCATACACCGGCGCGGCGATGGTGACGTAGACATTCCCGCCGCCCCCACCGCCGCCGCGATACTGGTTCAGCGGGATGACCGCCTCCGGCCCGCGCTCGCCGATGAGGCCCACGGTCGGCTTCGTCACGATGCCGCCCGCCGCGAAGGCGGGCATGGGCACTATCTCCCAGGGGCTGCCCGTGGGGACGACCACGGTGGGAACCGCGCCCATGCCGTTGCCGATGGACTGCGCCTGCGCGACGATGCGCGCCGCCTCTTCCATGTTGGCGAGGTAGTCGTAGGCGCTGTTTTTCAGCGCGTCGGCGCGCGACACGAGGTCGCCCATCGCCTCTAGCGCGCCCTCTAACCCCTGCCATATCTCATTGAGTACCTGCTGCGGGATGTCGATAAACTTGCGCAATTCCTCAAACAGCTTCAGCGACCCCGCCAGGGTGTTGATGACGTTCCAACTGCCCTGCGCGAACGACTGCGCCTCGGCCAGGCCCTCGACGCCGATGGCGTTGGCGATTTCGCGGATGCGGTTGATGATGTACCCGATGGTGCCGAGCAGGAAGTCGATGGCCTCCGCGCTGGGGACGGCCAATTTCTCCATCGCTTTGAACAGGTCGGTGCCCGCTTTCGCCGCCGCCAGCGATTGCCCCGCCGCCTCAGCAAACGCCTGCAACTGCGTCAGCCCCTCCTCGCTGACCTCGCGCGCCATCTCGCCGAAGCGCCTGACGACGTACTTGATGGCCTCCATCAGGTGGTCGATGGCCTCGGCGCTGGGGATGCCCAGCTTATCGAAGGCTTTGAAGAGGTCTGTTCCGGTCTTCGCTGCGGCGAGCGCCTTCCCCGCTGCTTCGGAGAACTCGGCCAAGTGCGCCACGCCCTCGGTGTCGAGCATCGTCGCCATCTCGGCGAACTTGCGGACGATGTAGCGAATGCTCATCATTAGTTGGTCGATGGCTGTCTCGCTGGGGGCGGCAAGGGTGGCGAGGTCTTTGAACCCGGCGACGGCGGGACCGATGACGCCCGCTACCTTGCCCGCCGCCTCGGCAAACTTGCCCGCTGCTTCGAGCGCGCCGTCCTCGAACTCCTTGGCCGCAGCCGCGAAGTTTTGCACGAGCGACGCCATCAGGTGTGTGAACCACGCCATCGCGTTACCATCGGGGGATGATGTGGCCCAGTCGGCGGTGCCCAGCGCCAGCAGACCATCGACCGCCGACCCCACCGCGCCGCCGACCTTGCCCACCGCGTCGCTGAACTTGCCGACGTGCTCTAGTGCCTCGGCCTCGAACTGCGCAGCAACCGCCGCCATTGTGGCAAGCAGGCTCTCGGTCAGGTGCCGGAACCAGCCCAGCGCCTCGCCGCTCGGGGAGTCGGCGGCGAAGTCGAAGTCAGCGAGCGCCTTCATCGCGCCGAGCGTGTCGGTAACGGCCTTGGCGATGGCGCTGGCCACGTCAGCCGCTTTCTTCGCCGCGTCCTGCTGCTTGTCGTCCATGCCTTCAACCAGGCCATTGACGACCTCGCGCCCGATTTCGGCCGTGACTTTCGATGGCGATTTGATGGACAGGGCGCTTTGCAGGGCACTGGCGACCGTCGAGGCGATTTCCGCCGCGATGGCGCGCACCCGCCCGAGGCCGCCCTGCAGCGCCCCGGTGATGCCATCGATGGCCGCCGCGCCGACTGCCGCACCCGCCGCCGCGACCGTGCCGACAATCCCGTAGATGATGCCGGGGATGGCCCCGACCGAGGCGCTGACGATGCCGAGGATGCCCGCCCACGACGAGGCCGCCGCGCCCTGGATGGCCGACCACGCGGCCAGTGCCGCCCCCTGCGCCGCCGCCAGTCCCGCGGTGATGACGCCGACGAGGCCCGTCACCGAACTCGACACCGTCGCCTGAATCGCCGCCCACGCGCTCGCCGTGCCCGCCTGAATGGCCGACCATGCCGCCTGCATCGCGGCGAGGATGGCCGCGCCCGCGAGTTGCATGATGCCGAGCACGGCCGCCATCGCGGCCGACGTGACCGACTGCATCTGCGACCCGAACGTGATGAAGGTCTGGAGGAGGCGCGACCACGCCCCTTCCCAGTCGCCGGCGATGACCAGCAGCGCCGACGAGATGAGGCCGGTGATGACCCCCAGCACCCCGCCGATAATGCCCGACACCGCCGACCACGTCGCCGAGAGGATGCCCGTAATCTGCGCACCGTGCGCCGCCACGAAGCCCGCGATAGCCGAGAGCGCCGACCCAATCATGCTCGCCAGCGCGCCGACAAGCGGGCCGACGATGCTCATCACGTTGGTCCACGCCGCCGCGAATTGTGGCACCACTTCCGCCGCCCACGCCGCGAGCGCCGCCATCGCGGGGCCGAGCGACGCCATGATTTGCGCGGCGACCGCCTGCACGATGGGCAGCACCGCCGCGCCGAGTTGCTGCATCCCGGCGATGAAGGCCATGATGCCCGGCAGCGCCGCCTGGAACGCCGCCAGCGTGGCCGCGCCCATCTGTTGTAGCGTGGGGACGACGATGGCGATCGCCTGCTGCACCGCCGCCTGAATCTGCGCCCACGCGGCCTGCACCTGCGGCCAGACCACGGTCAGCAGGTAGGTGCCGATTTGCGCCAGCGCGGGCAGGAGGACGCCGGTGATGAGCGCCCCGATCTGCGCGATGATGGGCATGGTCGCATCGCGCATGCCCAGGAAGTTGGTCGTCCAGGCCAGGGCGAGCGCCGCCACCGCCGCCACCACCAGCGTCAGCGGCCAGCCGAGCGCGGCGATGACCGTGCCGAGCACCGGGATGGTGCTGGTGAGGATGCTGATGATGGGGCCGAGGCCGCTGAAGGCGCCGACCAGGAGCGGCAGCGCCGCGCCGACGAGTTGGACGGCCGGGCCGAGCGCGAAGAAGCCGGCGATGAGTCCCTGCAGCGGGGCGGGGAGCTGGTTGAACATGTCGCGGGCCTGCCCGACCATATCGCGCACTTGCTGGAGCGCGGTCAGGAAGGTGTTGACGGCACCGACCGTCCGCGCCATCACCTCGGGGCCGAAGACCGCCTCGATGACCGCGAGGATTGGCCCGAACAGCCCGTTGATGTCGCCCGCGCGAATCGCGTTGAACGCGCCGACCACCGCCGCGCCGAAGTCGCCCACCACCGTAATCGCCTGCCCGACGCCCGACTCGATGGCCGCGAGGAAAGGCGGCCCCCAGGCCTTGATGAAGGGTACGGCGGCGTTGACGGCGGCGGTGCCCGCGTCCACGAGCTGGCGCAGGTAGGGCAGCAACATCAGGCCGACCGTGATGGCCGCCGTCTCAACGCTCCCCTTGAACGCATCCATGCTGCCGGCGAAGTTGTCCATCATCGCCACGCCGGTCTGGTGCGCCGTGGCCGCGTTCCGCAGCTTCTCGGTGTAGGACTGGATGCTGTTCTCGCCCTCGCCCATCATCGCGATTGCGGCCGACATCCCCTCGCGCCCGAACAGGGTTTCGAGCGTGGCGAGGCGTTGCTGGTCGGACATCCCCTTGAGCGATGCTTTCAATTCGTCGGAGATGCCCGCGAAGTCCTTCATCTTGCCGCTGCTGTCGAAGAACTCCATACCGAGGTCTTGCATCAGCGTCTTGGCTTCTTTGCTCGGCGAGGCGAGCGAGGTCAGCATCGTGCGGAGTCCGGTCCCGGCCTGGCTGCCTTTGAGGCCGTTCGCGCCGAGCAGGGCGATCGCCGCCGCCGTGTCCTCGAGCGTGAGGCCCATCGAGGACGCGACCGGGCCGACATACTTCATCGACTCGGCCATATCCTGCACGGAGATAGACGAGATGTTGGCCGCGCCCGCGAAGGCGTTGGCGACGCGGTCCATCGTGACGCCCTGGCTGGCGAAGATGGCCATCGAGTCGGTCGCGATGGTGGCGGCCTCGGCGAGCCCCAGCCCGCCCGCCGCCGCGAGGTCGAGCGTGCCAGGCAGCACGGCCGCCATCTCCGACACCTCGATGCCGCCCTTGGCCAGTTCCGCCATCGCCTGGGCGGCCTCGGAGGCGCTAAAGGCCGTGTCCGCGCCCATCTGCAAGGCGAGGTCGGAGAGTTGCGCCAGTTCGGGCGCGGTCGCGCCGCTGACCGCGCCGACCTCGGAGATGACCGCCTGGAACTCGGACGCCAGCCCGATGGACTTGCCGATGCCCGCGCCCAGCCCGACCGCCGCCGCGCCGACCGCCATGAAGCCCGCCGCGGCGACCGACCCCAGCGCCCCGGCCGATTTGGCGAAGCCCGACACCTGCTTGTCGACGCGGGATAGCCCCGCCTCGGCCTCTTTGGTATCGGCTCCCACGCGTACGAGCAGTTCGGAGGCTACGGGCATATGCAACCTCCGCTCGCGTTCCCGCGTACATGCCGCGCTACAATCGTTCGCTGTGAGAGGAGTCGCCCGTGCGTGCGCTGTTGACCCTGACGCTTGGCCTGGTGGCGCTGGTAGCCTGCGGTGGGCAAGCCGCCACCCCGCCGCCCACCTTCGCCCGCTACACCGCCGACGAGGTCATCGCCGCGCTGCAACCACTCGGCATCACCGACATCAAGGAGGGGACGCGCGACCCCAAGAGCGTGGCCCCGAATACCTACACCGCGAGCAAGGAATTCACCATCCCGAGCGTCGCGCCCAAGGGCGGGCAGGTGCAGGTGTTCAGCACGGCGAGCGACCTCGCGGCGATGCAAGCGTGGTACGCCCGCTTCCCCGACCTGGCCCCGTATGTCTATGTCAAGGGCAACGCGCTCGTGCAACTGAATAACACCTTGCCGAAGGCCGAAGCCGAGCGGTACGCGGCGGCGGTGGCCGGGCTGAAGTAGTCACGCGCCCCGCTTGCCTTGCTTCTTGCTGCGGTTCTTCTCCGCGATGTTCTCGGCTTCCATCGCGGCCAGTCCCCGGTGCAACCAGAATTCGCCGTCCGGGTGCCCCTCCAACTCCAGCGGGCTCATGTTGAGCGCCCGCGCCGCGAGGATGTAGGCGTACCAGTCCGGGCAGTAGCCACCCGCTAGACCACCCGCCGTAAGCCAGCGTTGGAGTCCGCGCCGCTCAGCTTTCCCACCTTGATTTCCTCAAGGATGCCGTTGAGGATGGCCTGCACGTAGTCGAGCCCGACCGACCGCAGCCAGGCCATCCCCGCGCCCGCGATGGGCAGCGGCTCGCCGTCGTCGCCTTCGAGATTCCAGGCGACCACCGTCTGCGCCAGCAGGCGGCAGATGCCGTCGTACTGCTCGCTGTCGTCGCCCTTCATCGCCTCGCGCAGCGTGTCGGAACTGAACGGGCGAAACTGGATAGACCAGTCATCGCCTTCAATGTCGAAGTTCGCGATCCGGACCCGCTGCTGAATCTTGCCCGCCTTGGGTGCCATGCTGCGCTCCTTCCGCGCACCGCGCACCGGCCACACGCGGGCACGGGCGACGGGCGACACTGCACCGCGCTGTTTAGGTGATGGCCGCGACGTTGTTGGTCACCGTGAAAAGAAAAGCCTTCGTCCAGGTGGGGTCATGCACGATAGTAAACGGCCAGTCCACGGCGTACACACCATCTTCATCGGTAAACTCGCTCGCCGCGTTGAACTTGATCGCAAAGTCAAACCAGGCCTTGTAGACCGCCGGTCCCGCGCCGATGAGATTGGTGTCCAGCACCTCGATACGCAGGAAGCGGGTGGCGCCCGCGCGCAACTGGGTCAGCGGCCCCATGCCCGCCGCGTCGGCCTCGAGCATCAGGTGACCCTCGGCGGTCGGTTCCGTCTCGATGCGCGCGGCGTAGCCGGTGATGGTGCTGTTGAGCGTCCAGAGCGGGCCGTAGCGGTCGCTTAGATTCCAGCCGACCTGCAAGGCGCGCGTCAGCTTGGTGGTGCCCAGCGCCACCGCGGTCGCGTCCAGGTAGACGTTGGTCTGCGCCGGGAGCATCGGCTGGGTGGGGATGGCGGTCGGGGTGGGGGTCAGCGTGATGCCGTCCGTGAAGCCGGTGCCGATCATCGTGCCGCTGAGTTCGATGCTCTCGCGCGTGAACTCCATCCCGAACTCGGAGAACACGCCGCCGGCGAACTTGTGCGCCCGTTCCGCCGAACCCTGCTCGATGGTGTAGGTCTTGATGATGTCGGCCAAGGTGGAATTGGGGGTGAAGACATGCTGCTTGCCGGTGGTCTGGACGGTGGTGATGACGGGGGCGCTGACGAGCGAGGCGAGCGGGTAGACGATTTCATCGAACGTCGCCATGCCCTCGACATCGGCCTCGACCCATTCCTTGCCGGGGATGACCAGCGTGCGGTACTTGGTGCCCATCGGGCGAAAGTCGGTCGTCTCGGCCTGGAGGCTGGGGGCGATGGACATCGCGCCGAGCAGCTTGTTGGCTGCGACGCTGGTCCCTTCCACCGTTTCGACGCCAAGCTGAATCACCTGGGTTATTGCTGTTCGCTCTGGCATGACCGGTCACTCCTTCGCTGCGGGAGCGCACAGGCCACGCGGGCACGGGCGACGGTTCAGTTCGTGCGACTAACGTTCGATGGTGAGGCGCCGCTTGCAGCGGGTGCAGGTGACGGTGAGCATCCCGTGCAATTGCTCGGCGAGGAGCTTCTGGCAATGCGGGCAGCGGACTTGCGCCGCTTTCATGCGCGCCAGGGCGTCGGGGACAACGCGACGCCCCGCCGCTGGCCCCGCGTACTCGGGGGCGCGCGACAGGGCGACATCGGGCGAACGGCTGCGCTCCTGCATCGCGGTCTCCTTGTCTGCTGGCCCCCGTCAACCCCCACCTGCCGCACTTGGCCGGGTGGGGCGGGTTGCTGCGCTCATGCTCCTAGGCGTCGCTCGCCTTGACTCGATACTCCCCTCCGAGCTGGATGTAACTGACACCGTTCTCGACGGTGGGCAGTTCAAAGGGGCGTTCCCTGGTGCAGATGTGGATGACGCCGCTCGTCACCGTGCCGGAGGCCGCGTGCAGCAGCGCGTCGATGCGATTGACGATGGGTTCCAGCGGCCCGGTGCTGCTGCCCTTCGTGACCGCCTTGATGAGCCAGAGCATATCGGCCCAGATGCGCGTCGGGCCGACCCCCATGAGGTCGTTCCCGCCCGCGAGCAGCTGCAGCACCACATAGGGCATCGTGACCCCAGCCGGGGCAACGCCATTGTATATTCGTGTCCCGATGAGCGGCGCGAGCGTGGCGTCGCCCGTCAGGAGCTGGTACACGAAGCTGCGCGTGCGTGCCGTCTCCGCCACTTACAGGCTCCCTACCGCTTGCGCTACCGCCATGCTATGCCTGTACCAGTGCGGCAGTGACCGCTAGCTGCTTCGGCCGCCATACCTGCCGCCGCCGCGTATCCTCGCCGCGCAGCGACCGCGAGCGCGCGATTTCGGCGACGATGCGCTCGGCGTCCACCGGCTTGCCGCCGTCGTCGTCGTCAACCACCACCTCGATGGTGACTTCTGCGATGAAGGTGATGGTTTCGTAGCGCATCTACAGACTCCCTACCGCTTTCGCTACCGCCGCGACGAACGACGGCCGCACCGCCTCGGCGGCGGGAATCATGAACGGCTGTGCGGGCGCGTGCGCGGTGCCGTATTCGACGTAGGGTGCGTAATTTACTCCCGCCGTCACCTGCCCTGCTGCCTCCCCGGTCATGGTGCCAACGATGCTGTTGCGGAGTGCGCCGGTGTCCACCGGGGCGCGCGTCTTGGCTTGCGCCTCCACGTCGCCAACGGCTTTGCGCACCGCCGCCCCGGCCTTGCCTGGGAGGGCGGAAGCGAGCGCACCAAGGTGATTGCTCTGGACGACGATGGAGATGCGCATCACCGCACCTCCTGGCAGACCGCCCGCGCGTTGGTCCCGTAGTAGCCATCCCGGAGCACGTCGATAATCTCGAAGCGCCGCCCGTCCGCGATGAGCACGTGGCGCGCGGTCGCCTGCGTCGCGTAGGGGAGTTCGATGGTGTAGGGCGCGGCGCTGGTGAGGCGGTCCCCCGCCGCGCGCTCGTCGGGCTGGGCGAGGCCGGCGGTCACGCTGCACGGCCCCGCCTCGATGACGCCCTCGACGCTGGACGACCCGCCCGCGTCGTCCGCGGTGCTGGTGGTGCCGATGAGCTCGTAGCTGTCCGCGAACGCCAGTTCCTCGGTCAGCGCGCGGAACCCCAGCATCTCGGCGGCGGAGAGCACCGGCATCTAGCGCCCCCCCAGGGTGAGGGCGACGCTGTGCGCCTCGCCGAGCCCATAGCCGAACGCGCGGGCGTTCCGCATGCACATCTCCCAGGCCTGGTTGCGCTTGAAGTTCTTCCCGCCGCCCAGCGCGACCTCGTACTCGCCCGCGACCTTGCCCGCCTTCCAGAACCAGCCGAGGCCGACCGCGCGCCGCACCCCGGCCGCGTCCCAGGTGGCGACGTAGCCGCTGCCATCCGGGTCGAGGCCGGCCGCGTCGGCGACGCGCGCCCGCAGGACGAGGCGCGTCACCTCGGCCGCCGTGAGTGCCGGCGCCTTGAGGTATTGCGTGTCTTCCTCGATGCGGGCGCGCGCCTCAGCCTCGCTCACGCCTACTCCTCGCCCTTTGCCGCCTTCGACGCTGCACCCTCGTCGGCCGCGCCGGCCTTCGTGTGGGCCTCGTAGGGCGAGCCGTCGCCATTGGCGACGATTTTGAAACCTAACTCCTCATACGTCTTGCCGCCCTCGACCTTGGCGCGGTGGAAGTCGGCGACGCTGACTTCGTAGACGCGCCCGTCTTTATGCGCAATTTGGACCTGTGCCATCGCTACTGCTCCTCGTCCGCGGTGTCGACGCCGCCTTGCTGGCGCTACTGCTCCTCGTCGGCCGTCTCGACGCCGCCTTTCCGGCGCGGCACGTCGCCGATGTCCTCGGCGCGCGGGCGCTGCGGGACGAGGCGTGTGGTCGGCCCGTCCGGCTCCTGCTCGTCCTCGGGGATGGGTTCGCTGGTGTGCGGGTGGTAGTCGCTGCCGCCGATGCGGCTCGTATAATCCCCGCGCTTCGGCCCCGCGCCCAGCGCATCCTCCGGCCCCTGCCGCTCGCGCGGGTCGCCCGGCAGCATCGGCACGCCGGCGTCGAGCAAGTCCTGGCGCGTGGTCACGCCGTCGCGGCTGTGCTTGAGCGCCGCGTTCTGCTCCGGGGACGCCACGCCATCGGCCGGGCCGGCCTGGCCCGACTGCGGCGCCCTGGCCGGGCGGTCCGGCCGTGCGGGTTGCTGCGCCGGGGTCGTCTGACCCGTGTCCTGCGCCGGCGGCGGCGTGGTGGTGGGCTGGCTCGGTTCCGCCGGCGGCGGCGTGGTGGTGGTCGTCTGGCTCGGGTCCTGCGCCGGCGGCGCTGGGGTCTTGTCCTGTGGTTTCTGGGTGCTTGAGGCTGCCATCGTGCTTACTCCTGGTCGTAGGCGAGCGCGCCGCATTCCATGCAGTGCGTCACGCGCCAGCGGTCGGCGGGGTAGATCTCAACGCGGGCCTGCCAGGCGGGGTCGTCGGGGTTGAGCGCCACCGGGCAGCCGCGCAGGTGCGTCACCTGCAACACCGCCGCCGCCAGCGCCCCCTCGGGGCGTTCCTTGCTGGTCCTGACCCCCGTCGCCGCCGCCATCGTCGCCCCCTACTCGCGATCAGCCGTTCACGCTGCCGGCCTCAGCCGTTTAACACACCCGTCAGCCGGGCCGCGCCCTTGCCGAAGACGGCCAGCCCGGTGTACCACTCGATGCGCGTGCGGAGCACCGGCTTGGTGTCCTGCTCGCCGAGGTCGCGCACGTCAATCCCGCCGTTGTCGAGGCAGGCGACGCCGTTCTCGCCCTCGTTCGGGGTCCACTTCACCGCGTAGATGCTCGAGGCGACGGATGACGCGCCCTGGGTCTCGGTCTGCGGGATGATGCGCGTGCCATCGGCCTTATTGCCGATGTCGTACATCGGGATACCCGCGTAGTAGTCCACCAGCCGCCCGACCTGGTCGCGCTCGCTGACGGAGACGGTGTTGAGGCGCCGCACCGCTGAGCGAATCTTGGCGAGCACGAGGTTGTTCATGTAGAGCGCATCGGCCCCGCCCGGCACCGCCGCCAGCAGCGAGTCGAGCGCGTCGAAGAAGAGCTGCGTGTCGGTCGTGCCGTTGCCAACCACGTTGATGCCGCTTGCCCCGGCCGCGATGACCTGGCCGCCCGTGAGCCGCTTCTTCAACCCGTCGAACGAGTTGGCGTCAACGCCGGTATCCCCGTTGACGAACGTGTCCTGCCACTTGAAGGCGAGTGACTTGGACTTG